CACGGTCGTCCAGTGGTCCGGTGGGAACCTTTCGATGAACCGGCGGGTCACGCCGTCAATCTCACGCAGGACAGAGAACCAAACTTCGTCCGCGTCCTTCTCGCCATAGATCGTGCAGACGCTTTCCACGAACCCATTTGTTGGATGTTGTGCCCATGCGACCACCTCGGACTCCCGGCGATAGGTGCAGGACAAGAGCATACCATCGTTGGTGACTGCCCAGATGATGCTGTCGGGATTCTGTGCATAGCAGAACTGCTTGAACCCTGACTTCGTCATGTGCTCGGAAAGCTGCGTCAGGTCCGGCGCTTTGTATCCCTGCTCGTCGAAGGCGAAGACGTACTCGCGCAACGCCCTGCTGCCCCGCTGAATGAACAGGACGACGCTGCCCACCAATTGTGCCTGCAAGTCGGCGCTTCCAAACTTGGTCTTCCGCTTGGAGTTCGGCGGGTTCGATGGGGAAATCACGCCGTCACCGCTGTCCAGTAGCCACTCGTCCCCCTCGGTTCCAACGATCAGTCCATCCTGACTTGCCAGCCACACGATGGGGTTGGCTTCCTGTGCCGCCACTTGCACGGCATAAGATGCGTCCTCAAAGTCCAGAATCTGGAAGTTGTTGAAATCGTTGATGGCACTGCCCCAGATTTTCTGCGGTTCGTCGGTGCATCCCGCAAAGGTCAGACGTTGCTGGTGGATGGCACAAGCCCGAGGAAATCCGCGCCGGGTTGACCATGCGCTCTCAGACCAGTCCAACGTTGCCGTGGTGGCCTCCAACGGCCTGATGACGGTGACGTTGGCGACCGTGGAGGAAGTGACGCCTGTGACCTTCACAAGGCCGTAAATGGCTGGATCGATGGCGGCAAGTTCGGCCCGAGGGTTTGGAGTGCCGGTATGGCTTGTGTAAACCAGTCGCAGTCGCAACGCGGTTTCGCTGTCCACTGATCCGTTTGATTGGATGTTGTTGTCACGCTGAACTGTCCAAGTTCTGAGAGAAGCCCAAGTGCCGTCCGCCTGTTTTGTTTCGAGATATAGAGTTCCGGCCCAATCTCCAAACGTGAAGACTTCCCAAGCGCCAAGCACTCGTAGTTCTGCTGTCGTTCCTGCTGCCGTGAGCGGCAGTTGCACCGTAGCCACTGCCCTGCGGTGGGTGATCTGGTAATAGCTCCCCACGTTCTCGTTTGTGAAGTGGGCAACTGAGCTTGTCAGCGTGCCGTTGCCGGTCAGGACTGAACAGGTCATCGTGCCGGTCGTGTCGTTCAGGTCACGCATGGCAGGCCAATTCCACGCAAAGTCTGCCAGCGTCCAGCTTGTGTCAGTCACCCGGCGCAACTCCTGCGGGTGGAAATCGGGGTGCGTGAAGAATACTAGGTTGTTGACCTGCACCATCTGGATGCTGAACAACTGCGCCTCGGTCCACGGTGCGGCAAGCTCAAGCGGCGATCCGCCCACCTCGACAAGTGCCCCGTCCTTCCAGATTCGCAGGTAGCCGTCCCCAAGCTCTAACACGAACCGGGCAGTGGTGCTGAAGTTGAACGGCAGCAGTCGGCACTGCTTGTTGTGGTACTTTGCCTCACCAAGGTAGAGCATCCCCGGACGACGACGCACCCCGCCCAACGTGCGCGGCAGGAAGTTCCGGCAGATGCGGCAGGCTTTCTTCAGACTCTCAAGGTCCACTCGCCCCATCAGGTCCGGCGTAAGTTCCCCGGCGTTGAATGCATTGGTTAAGATTCGTGCCATTACGGGAAGATTTCGATGTTCACTGGGTCAGGGTAGTTCGGGAATCCGGCACCCCAACGGGCAGCGGTGTATGCGTCGTTTCGCTCGTTGTACGGGATCACCCGCGTCATCGTCTCAGCAGAGTTGGTCTCCTCGGCCCTTGCTCGTGCCGGTGCAGCCAGTGCGTCGAGCATCTGAATCGCAGAGGTTTGCAGCGTGAAGGAAGGGGCAATCGCCTTGGCAAGCTCATAGCCGAAGAACTCGCAGAAGTTGGCGTCCCAAGCACTGACCTGTTCGACCCGCCGCAGGTATCGCATCTTGCAGGTTGTCAGGTTCGTCAGCACCTCGGTGCCCTCAATCTCAAACGGCACGCTCCCAACGCCGGGGGGGCAGCCGTTGATCTCCAGCACCCGCAAGCAGTCAGATGGCAGAGGATAAGCGTAGGTGTATTCAAAGGCCGGTGCCGTTGCTGATGCCGTAAGCTGCGTCCGGCGGATGGCGAAGTTCCACGGGTACGCACGCAGCAGGTTGTCCCTCACCGCGTCCCACATCCGGCGAACATGCTCTGCCGTCACGGTGTTCTCTGCCAAGTCAGAGATGCGGGCCATTCCAATGTGACCCAGTGCGAGGTTTGCGAGTGTGGTTTCAGTCATGAGCGTAAATAGCAAAACCCCCGACCCGGCACAAGTCCAGGCCGGGGGCCAACCAATGAACCAATTTTAGCGCTTCTTGCGGTAAGCGATCTCGATGTCGAAGGCGGCTCCGGCAGCGGTCGTGGTGACCACGGTCAGGAAGACGCGCAGGGCATCAGTCTTGCCAAGCACTGGGCGAGTGAGGGCATCACCCGCAACGTAGGGAACCTTTTCAGCCCCGGTGTAGGCAACGGCAGTGGTCAGGTCAGCAGCAGTCCCAGCGGCGTTCACGCTCTGGAGCTTTTTGGTGACGCTGAAGGTGCCGCTCACTTTGCGGGCATATGAGAGTTCAGGGATGATCTCAATGTTGTCAGCGGGCAACAAGCTGGTCAGAACGATTGTATCGTTCGCGACCTCGGTACCGGCAAGGGTCACGCGGAACTCGGCGTAGCGCACTTCCTGTTCGATTGCCGCCTGATCGACGACAGTGTAAAGGGAGGGCGTGCGGCGCTTGGTTTCGATGTCAGAGTAAAAAGTAGCCATGATGTTTTTCTAGTTAAGGGGTAGGAGTTTCAGGGCTGGCGATTAAGGGGACTCGTCGCAGTAGATCACCTGCACTTTTTCGTCCTTCACACGAACTGCACCGAAGGCGGCGTAGCTCATGATCTGGAGGGCATGGCGCTTGGTGGGCAGCTTGTCGATTTCAAGGCGCTGGGAGATTGGGGAGACCTTGAAGGCGGACTTGGTGAAGGCAACGCAGCTTCGGACGTCGGTGCTGGCAGGACCAGTGGTGAACAGACGGTTGCTGATGATGGTGTTAAAGCCCATCAGCTTGGTAGGTTTGCCGGTCTGGCTGTCCATCAACCACTGACCAACGATCTTGGCCCAGATGTCGTTCGGTGCGGTGGCAACGAAGGTCACAAGGTCCAGCTTCTGGCGAGGGCTGATGGCAAGGTAGAGCTCTTCCTGCTCGGTGTCCACTTCAGCAGCCTCAAAGCGTTTCACGGCCTCAAGGATTTTGTATGGGGTCAGGCCAATGTTGGTGGCAGCACCAGTCAGAGCGTAGTTCACTGCGATTTCGGAGGTCGCAGGAAGGGCAATGCTGGTGTTGTACGGATCGGCACCACCAAGGGCAGCGGAGGTGGCGGCTTCAATGAACACGGTGTCCAGCTTGCGGTTCAAGCCAGCCTTCATGTTCATGATGATGTCGCTGTCAGGGAGTGCCTGAGCGTTGAGCCACTGCTGGTCCCACTGGTCGCGCTTCACGCCAACGTCGAACTGACGCTGATAGCCTTTGCGCTTGCCGCCAGCAACGTCGGACGGGTTGGAGTCACCGAATCGTTGGCCGGTGGTTTCGGACGCCTCGATCAGGTCGAGGTCTGTCCAAACGTATTCTTTGGCGGACCAATTGGATTCAAGCGTGCCAGCACTGGCAAACTTTTGGTTCTGTTGTTGCAGTTCCATTTCCCATTGGGTGGAGAACTGTCTGCGAAAATGATCTGGTATCGTAAGTGATGCGGAGTAATCGGACATGATGTTATATGAGTGAGAATTTCAATCTCGCTGCATCATCCGGTAGGCCGGTCTCGGGCCGTATCTGCTGCGCCGACTTGGAGAGTTAAGCCGGATGTCCGGGACTCAGTCGTGCATCACTACGGGATACCTGTATTTCCAATTGCAAGAAAGAAAAAGAGCCGCCCCGGAACTTTCCAGAGCGGCCCTGTTTCGGTTGACGTCAAGATGCTGAAGCCTGCTTCCAGAGTGCGGCGACTTTGGCGCGAACGGCTGCGGAGTTGGGGTGGCTGGCGTTGCGGAACGCTTCGTGCTCGGGATTACTCTTGTCTCCCATGATGGACTTAGCGAGTTGTTCCGGCCCGAGGTTGGCAACGGCGGCACCACTGACAAGTTTCGCCTCGCCGAGTTGGTTGGCAAGCTGAGCAAAAGCTGCGGTCATGTCCACTCCCGCGAAGAGCGGGGATTTCGGGTCAAATAGCTCCCGAGCGTTGGGCAGGTTCATGGTCGTCGCCAACCGGGCAGCGAGGGAGAGGTGAGTGTCCACCTTGTCGCCCCAGCGTTTGGCCATTTCGCCCCGCTCGTACTCTGCAAGCTGCGCGGCTTCCGCTTGTTGTGCGGCAGTGGCACCAGTCAGACGGTCCATGTCGTACTGCACCAGTGCCTGCGCCTGCTGCGGGGTCAGTCCAAGCTCGTGCGCCTTGTTGGCAAAGGCTTTGGCTGCATCGTCGCTCCATTCCACGCCTTCAGGCAGGGCGGCAGGCTTGTCGAACTTGTAGCCATCCACGGTTTCTGGCACCCCGTACAGCTTCTTGAGTTCTGCCTGATACGCTGCCTGCACCTCGGGCGCGGCATCAGCGGCAGGAATAGTCAGTCCGGCAGGTTTCGCCCTGGCTGCGGTCATGTTCTCCTTGAGGGACTTCGTGATGCCCTTCAGGTCTTTGAAGTTGGCAAGCAGGGCACGATCCTCTTCAAAGTCGGCAGGCAA